CACGATTTGCATTGAAATCATCAATAATGAGAATCAAATATTTAGTTCCATATAAATCTGTAACTGCTTCACCTGTTATTGATGAATCTGGTGTTAATACATAACTTACATTTCTAAAACCCAATAACCATCCTAATGTATTATTTATTTTTGTTGTTCCTTTACATGAGCTACAGATTGGGGTTGTTACATTTGTTTTAGTATAATCATAAAACTGTATGGTAGCATCAGCTATTGCACCAGCATCGGATGCAATTGTAAATTTTCCATTAATTGCATTATAAGATGATGTTAATGTGAAAGTATCGGGGTCTACGCTATTAACTTTAGTATTAAATTCATCATTAATTGCTGTTGATAAATTTGCTGATGTATAATAACCAGGAGTTATTGTAATTACATAAGTTGCAGTTGGTGTTATTACTTCAAAACAATTATTTCCATAATTACTGTCTATGTTATACCATGAAAAAGGTATATGAACTGTATATAGTTTTAATTTTAATACATTCGTCAAATGGTCATTTAAACTAATAGTATAATTAGTTGTACTCCAAGTGCCTTCATAAATAGGCGGTGGAATATCACTGTAATCTTCATAATTACCTAATGCAGGAACACTATCTTGTCTAAAACGACTATCTATACTAATTATTTTATTAGTAACATTTCTTAATGTAGGATTTTTATTACCTCTTTCTATAGGTACATTAAATGCTTCAGTTTCAGTTATACCTACATTATCCAATAATTTTTTTTCAGATTTCCTCAAAAAAGTCGATAATTCTGGATTATTTTCTGATTGTGTATTTTCAATATATTTATTAATCTTTTCTTTTATTTCTTCTTTGGTAATACGTCTATTTGTAATATCAAACATTTCTTTTAATTCAGTAATTGTATAATTATCAATATCGGTATCTACTTCATTATTATTCATAACTCAATAACTAATATTTATTAATATATATATATAAAATTGATATTATTTAATATTTATATATATATTTAATATAAATCAAAAAGCAAATCAAAAAGCAAATCAAAAAGCAAATCAAAATGGCAGCCAAGGAATGTATGTGTTGTGGGGAGGATTTTAACAAATCCAAACATGCTATTATTAAATGTGATAATAGTGAATGCAATTTTGATACATGTAAAGTATGTGCAAGAACTTATATTCTTTCCACCAAATCAGACCCTCATTGTATGAACTGTAAAAAAGTCTGGGATTATGAGTTTATTATAAAAAAATTAAACAGATCATGGTATGATAAAGATTATAGAACATATAGAAAACAATTGCTTCTAGATATTGAAATCAGCAAACTTCCTTCTACAATGCAAGCAGCTGCTCAATATAGTGATATGATGAAATTAAAAGGCAAAGAAAGGGAAATAGATGAAGAAATTTTTACAATTAAACAAATATTGTACAAAAAAGAACGGATTCGAAACAATATTCGTTCTGACATACGCAATATGAATGAAAATAAAGACATAAATGCTAAATTTATTTTACCATGTCCTCATGAGGATTGTAGAGGATTTCTTTCCACTGCATACAAATGCGAAATTTGCAAAATGTATTCGTGTTCTAAATGTATAACTGTTATTGGCGACAAAAAAATTAATGAAACGCATATTTGTGATGAGGATGCTGTTAAAACTGCGGAATTTATTAAAAACACTACAAAACCTTGCCCTGGTTGTGGTGAACGTATTATGAAAATAGAAGGTTGTGACCAAATGTGGTGTACTGTTTCATCATGTCATACGGTTTTCAATTGGCGAACATTGAAAATTGACAATTCTGGAATGGTGCACAATCCACATTATTATGATTGGCAAAAAAATAATACGGGTTTAGTAATGAGAGAACCTGGAGATGTAGTTTGTGGTGGATTACCACAATTATATCAAATAGATACTAAGATTTGTAGGGGTAAATTCAGATCAAATTATTGTGAATCCGTGGAATGGAGAAATAATATTAGAAATATGCATCGTTTAACAGCACATTTTACTTATCATGAAGTGCCAAATTTGAGAAATAGAATAAATTTATATAATGATTTTAAATCAGACAGAATATTATATATTAACAAAATTATAAGCAAAGAACAATTCGCAAATAATATTTCTAGGAAAGATAAAATACGAAAAAAACATACAGATATTCTTTATATATATGAAACAATAAGCACGGTATTTATTGATACATTCATTCATATACGAAATATTCTCAATGGTGATTTATCTTCAGGCAAACAAGAAGAAATGTTAAATATAAAAATAGAAGAAATGCACAAATTTGTAATTTATTGCAATAAACAAATACAAAAAATTAGTGCTTTAAATAGTGCAACTTTAATACAAATATTGGATAATTTTACATTTATAAAACAAAAATTTAAAATGTCTGATATCAAGGTTTAATCAAATATTTTCATTAAACATTCTGTTAATGTTTTATCATCAATCTTATATTTATTATATAATTTTTCAGGAATTAAACTTATACCTTGACCTCGTTTTAAATGTGTGTAACCTTTAAATAAAATAATGTCAAATATTTCCATTATTTTATTTTCTTGTTCTGTCATTGCTTCTCTATCAACCCTCTTTTTTCCGTAATAAACATAACGATTATAATTATTATCCGAATAAATTGAAAATATTTTATCCATACGTAAATAATTTTTTACTAAACTAATACCCATTACTTTATTCAAATCATTGTGCATTTCAAATACGATAAGTATTTCATCTACTGGTATATTATTTTTTATTCGCACAGGTGTGCCATAAATATATCCTTTTATGTCTTTTTTATCACGATATCGCAAAAATTCATTCCATGTTTTTGTATTAAATCTTGTTACCATTAAACGCATATTTAATTTATTTAATTTATGTAATTGCTTTTATTTTTAATCAATTTTTTTATTATTATTTGAAATCTCTCTGTTTCTCAAATTGTATTTGTTTTCTTCAAGTAAATCTTGAACTGGTGTAGTATTTTGTTCAGATTGCATAATTTCAATAATCGATACATTTGTTGGCACGTTTAGTGTAGTATTCATTATTTCAAATAAATCTTTTTCAGAATTATTATAATCTCTATCAATATCATCAGAGTCCGAATCATATTTTTCAATAACCTGTTTTAATAATCTAGATGATTTTTGTGAGATTGGTTCCGGTGATGGCGATGATGGTATATTTTTACAATGTGTTTTTGCACATAATTGTCTTGGATTATTTATACCCATATCAATACCACAACTTAAACATAGATTTTTTTCCTCTTCATCAGATTCATCAGATTTATCAGATTTATCAGATTTATCAGATTTATCAGATTTATCAGATTTATCAGATTTATCAGATTCATCAGATTCATCAGATTGTAATGGTGTAAGTATTATTATTTTTGTTTTCGGTGATGTATATACTTTTGGTTTTTTTAAACCTAAATCATCTTCGATATCAACGGTTTTTTGTAGATATTTAATTAAAAATATATCATCATAAACAAGTAAACCTAAAACAATAGTATAAATCATTTTTTCGGTGAAAAATAATGTCAATCCACCTAGCAAATAATACAATTGTATACTATAATTAAAAAAACAACAAATAATATAATTATAAAAAACCACTCTATTTACATCTAATTCCGTTATTTTATAATGTTTATTTTCAAATAAAGGTTTTTTCAAATTCCGGATTGCTAATCGAAAATTTACTAATCCTGCAGCACAACTAAATGCACAATAATACATAATTGGTCTTGATAAACTTACATTTAAATCAAAACTATAATAATATCCGTATAAATATAGTAACTGTGTAATAATATGATGAATCTTTGTGCTTTTATGACAGTTATTATTATAAAATAATGCTGACAAATCGGTTGATACATAGACAGCACCTACCATATCAACTATGTCTGGGTCATTAGAATATATACTATAAAATGCAGGAATTGTTAATGTCATCAAAAATAAAGATTTAATAAAATTAACAATTCTATATTTAATCGTTAATATATTTTTATTTTTATTTGAGTTGGGTTCGTGCGTCATAACGCTATCCTCAAAAAAATCTAACTTATTTTTTTTATTATTATAACTATTCTCAGTTACATTATAATGTAAAAATACGAAACATGTACTTAGTAAATAAAATATCATAGTTTATAATTAATATAATACAAGAATATACATTTAAGTATTTTTTGTAAAGAATGAAGACACGTTATCATCATTAATTATTTTTGGAAAATTTGGTATTTTTGATATATTAGGTAAAAGGCGAAATATGTACTTCTCGAGATACATCATACGATATCGTGTAGCTTTATACAATTCTTTAACAAAAGATGTTGAGAGAAATTCATAAATCATCAATAATTCATCACTTTTATAATCAGAACTTGCAATTATATATTTATCACGATTTGAAATACCATATTTTCCTTCTTTATCATAATAAGGTAATCCATACATACCATGTGCTAATATCACCTTTTCTATATTATAAAAAACACAAGGACTGTCACTATAATTAATAATTAACTTATTTGCTTTATTTGCTTTATTTGCTTTTTCAATGTTTTTATTTTGAAGACACGTTTTAATATTTTTATATTTATATTTTTCACATTTTTTCTCTCGTATATTAATATTTTTACCCGGTAAATTTGTTTTTGAAACCTGTATGCAACCATATTTCCATGTATATGGTAAAAGTTTATTTATTATATCAATATAACATAATGGCAGAATTTTTTCATTATTCAAATTATATTCCACATATTTTTGCTGACAGATATTTGTATTTAAATATTTGTCATAGATTAGTACCTTTTTATCAGTGCTTTTTTTTTGTAATAAAAAATAACATGTTGGTGTTTGTGCTTCCTTATTGAAAATTATGTTTGTTTCTGTATTTGAAAAGCATTTGATTTTATGAATTTTATATTGAGTTATATAATCATATAGATTACCTTTACGTGATTCATGTTTCATCCATATAGAGGGAACAATAAAAAGTAAATATCCATTATCATTTAAGAGAGAAATTGATTTTTTTATAAATGCTCTCCAAATACTGATTCCATCCTTTTTTTTATCCTTTAAATTATTTGTGGGAACCTTTTTTATTCCATTACAATTAAAAGGTGGATTTCCAATAATAACATCGAATTTTGTTTTATCAATAAAGTTTTCATTCAAATAATTATCAAAAATTAAATTCGGACTATTATTAAAATATAAATTTAATTCTGATTTGTGTTCTTCATTAATGTCTATCAAATATAACATTTTATTTATTATTTCTTTTTT